GGGAGAAGCTACTACAGTAGAATATAAAGCTGGGCGGGATGATGATAAATTTAAAAATGTATTTGAATACGCTGAAAAAATACAAGAACTTATTAATGATTTAGGTGTATTTAATATATACCCTCTACGAATGGAGGCAGATGATTTAATGGCATATTTATCACACAGACTTCCAGGTCCTAGTGTGATTATAACAACAGATAAAGATTTACTACAAACTGTATCTAAAAACACTATCGTATATAATCCTATAAAAAAGAAAGAAATAAATTTAAACAATTTTGAAGAATATACAGGTGTAAAAAAAGAATATTATATTTCGTTTAGAGCAGTAACTGGAGATAAGTCAGATAATATTCCTGGTTTTCCTAGATATGGTATAAAAAGATTCCTTAAATTAGAACATAAATTAGTTTCTCTAGAAGGCGAAGAAACTGCTCTAATAAAAGGAGATGCAATCACAGAAGAACAATTTGAAATATATAAGCGCAATTGGAAACTAATGGATCTTAAACAGGGATATGCTTATTATGATGACGAAGTACCAGCCTACGAAAAGCAATTAGAGCAATTAAGAAAACATACGAGTAATTTTTCTAAGTTTCTTGCTGAAGCTAAAAAATTAAACTTATGGTCTATTGTAAGAAACTACACATCATGGAGAAACTCGTTTGATAATAACGAGATTTTATTAAATACTATTAACAAGGCTATAAAAAATGCATGTACCTAATCAACCAAAAGCTATCATAGCTCCCTCTGGAGAAACTGCGCGACCTGTCTTAAAAAGTGTCAGACTCGGGAATGAGATAAGAATCGAAGCTCATTATACTGATCCTAAAACTGGACAGTTTATAACTAAGATTCCTGTCTCAGTTACTAAAGTAGATGATTAGTGAAATAGTACCTCAAGAATATATTGTAGAAAAATTCTTTCAGTACGCAGGATATCCTAAGTACAAAAAACTTACGAATGTATACGAAGGAGGATGTCCTATATGCAGAGAGGGTAAATCTTGGGGTAAAAAACGCAGATTATACTTCGTAGCAAAACAAGATTATATATTCTGTCATAATTGTGGATGGTCTGGATCTCCTGTAAAATGGGTACAAGAGGTAACTGGTAAAAATTATATAGAAATTATTGAAGAATGTAAATCGTTTAATACATTTACCATTCCGCAAGAAAAAGAAAATACACTTACTATTGATAAACCTCCTCCGTCTCTTCCTGGAGATTGTATTAATTTATATGATAAAACGCAGTGTAGTTTTTATAGTCATGAACCAATGGTAAAATATGCAATTGATACATGTAAAGAAAGAAGACTATTTAATGCAGTAAATAAGCCGAAGTCTTTATGGTTTTGTAGAAATGATTTTGTACATAAAAATAGAATAATAATTCCATTTTATGAAGATAGTGATATTATTTTTTATCAGTCTCGAAAATTAGAGCAAAATAAAAAAGATACTAAACCGAAATATCTATCAAAAATTGGTGCAGATAAAACTATATTTAATTTTGATAAAGTACAAAATGAATTAGATTATATATTTGTATTTGAAGGACCTATAGATAGTTTTTTTGTAAAAAATGGTGTTGCAGTTGGTGGTATTAGTAGAGGTAGATCTATTTTTACAAAACGACAAGAAAATCAAATAACCCAAAAACCATTTCATAAGCGAATATGGGTTTTAGATAATCAATGGTGTGATGAAACTGCAAAAGAAAAAACCCTGTCGTTATTAAGTCAAGGAGAAAAATGTTTTATATGGCCTGAGGAATTTAAACATTTTAAAGATTTTAATGACATTTGCCAAAAAATAAACCGAGATTCAATCGAACCTCAGTTTATCGTAAAAAATAGTTATGCTGAATTAAAAGGTAAGCTTTTATTAACTAAAATTACCTAACCACGATTAACTTTTTTGCATCCGCTGCTGTTGCGCATTTAACAGCTCCTAAAAATATATTATAGGAACCAGCAGCTGTACTTGCAGGGAATTCTATTCCTGTTGTAAATGGTGGGGATTCATCATCTTGTATAGCTGATTCAGTCATAATATAAGCAGTTACAACACCAGTTAAACTAGACGTAATAATAAGACCATCATAACCACCACCGGTTACATCTAGATCAATTTTATCTGTAGAGTTACCGGCGCTAGCTCTTTTTGCCTCTGTATATGTGCCACGTATAAGCATAATATTTTATTGTTTAACCTTGTGGTGTCCAACCTGCTGGACGAGGTGTTGACCTATTATAACCAAATCTAATACAGTGACGACCCCATGCATCATCTAATTCTGCATCATTAGTATTAACAGGTGTACCTGCCTCTTCTGCAACTTTAGCAGCAAGTGCAGCCTCAGCAGCAGCTTTAGCTTCAGCAGCCTCTTTAGCTTCCTTAGCAGCTCGTGCAGCAGCCTCATCAGCTTCTTGTTGGGCTTTTTTAGCTTGTGCTTCTTCTTCAGCAGCAATTGCTTCTAATTCCTCTTTTGTTTTATCTTCGAAATTTAACTCAGACATAGTATTATAATTATTTATGTTTTTCTATATAAAGGTTCTTGAATATTTGATTCAGACTAGCTAATCTTTCACAAATATCTAAAATTTCACTTTTTGTGGCATCAGATACACCATCAAAAATTGTTCCAGTTTTATTATCAGTTCTCAAATAACCCAGGACACTATCTGTACCACCATTTAAATATTCAATTACTTCGTCAATGTTTCCTACCCATTCTTGTAATTGTTCTAGTTCGTGTGCAGTATTTGGCTGGTTATCTTGTACGTCTTCAAAGTCTCCTGCATTTTCCGGTTTATCTAAGGTATTAGCAAATGACTGGGCGTCATCGCTCGGTTCTGCATCAATCGCTGGAACGTCGTCTTCTTTTAATAAAGATAAAAATCTATTTTCAAACTTTCCCATGTAAGTATTTATTAAATACTTATGATGAAAGGCATACTTTTCGAAGATTTATATATGTACACCAACAAGTATTGGAAGGACGTAAAGTCTAGACATGTTCGACCAACTACTAAAACACTTGCTGATATCGCTAAAGCAAGCCCAGAAACATATAACAAAGTTAAAGCAGAGTTAACACCATTTCCTGGTGACCATGTAGTGGAACAGCTAGGATCTGCCTTTAAAAGTATATCAGACGCTACCTATCTCTTGAATCAATTATTCGAAAACCCTACAGTAAGATCAGATGAAGAGACTAAAACATCCGTAAATAATAAGTTGCAAAAAATTCAGGATATTATAAAATCGATAGCGGACGATTTGGATCATGATGGCGCAAATAATTCGTAGTTTAATATACCTAATAATAATTTCAAGTAGCATAGGCGGTATTTATTATTTCTTTAACCCTACATTAATATCTTTTATTAAAGCTACTATCTTAACAGCAGGTGTACAAATAATTTTCTTTATTTTGTACAATAATGTTCTTAGATATATCGCACAACTACAACTAGAAAAGGAAGCATTATCATTAGCTCAATTAGCTAATAAAAATAAAATATTAGCTGAATGCCAAGGATGTAAAAAAACAAATAGTGTTGATATTGACCTTTCAGAAGAAAATCAATTTACTTGTGAATGCGGTGCAGTAAATAAAATCGAAATTGATATAAACACCGTATTAGTTACAAATATCATATATGACAACAAATAAGACGAAAATAAATTACTCATCATTAGCTAGGTGGTTATGCCTATATGAAGCAGTTAATATTATATCTGAAAAAGCAGAAAAAATGGGAAGCTCAAAAGATTGCTTAAAACCAATTCCTATTAACAAATATATAAACGAGAGATATCATTCAGTTCTTAAAGATATAGAATATGAATATGAAAACGAGGAAGAAACTATTAATAATAGTCCCCGTAAACGTCGTCATTAGTTCCATAATCAAAATACGAAGATTGTTCCGTATCTAAATCATTAATATAATCAGTTTCAATTGCAGTTAACGGTCCCACACCAGATGTATCTGTAACCATAGTAGAACCAGTTTCTGAATCCAGCCCCGGTAGGAATGTATGATCGTTCCTCCGGGCTTTTAATTTGAAAACATAATGACCTTGTAACTGATTTATTTCACCAACCATTTGATCCATGCGTTCTGTAACTTCGAATATTTTACCATCTTTATTACCAGGTCGATCATCTCCATATTCAGTTAGTTGAAAAGCATCTCCTGCTTTTGGTATTGACGCAGTAACTGAGCCAGTATATGATGATACATTTTCTTGAAAAGTTTGTATATCTATTACTGCGTCTATTTCATCATCTGAAACAAGACCGTATTGTGAGTAAGTTAATGATCCGTCTGTTAAAGTCATTAACATTACAAATGTTGTTTTTGGGTGAAAACCTTGATGGGTATTTTCACCATAAACTTTGTC